AAAGCAACTTGTTAATGATATAGATATGGTTGCTTATGGTGAACCACAGATTGTTAGCTTCGGTAGCGGAAACAAAGCCGGATACACTCTTGTACAGTTGATTGAAACCTCAAACATCTGTGCTCATTTTGTACCTGATGACCTGAATGGTGGCAATGCCATGTATCTTGATGTCTTCTCGTGTAAACCATATGATGATCAGATCGTCATTGATCTTGTTAAACAATATTTTAAAGCGAAGTCAGTTAGACCATCTTTCTTGACTCGTCAAGCTTAATAGAGGAACAAATATATTATGGAAACCAATGAACTATCAAAGAATGCTATGGGTGGCACAGAATTAATGATGAATCGCCTATACGAAAATGTGGATAAAGATCTTCTTGATCAGTGTCAAATTATCCCATCTCGTGTTCGTGAATTAGATGAAACAAAGATTCGAATTCTTTGGCAACATGATCTTCCAGGTGATCCTGAATCAGATCATCTTAAGAATGAAGGACACGATCGATTCCATAAGATTGTGTTCGTCTCTAATTGGCAAATGCAAGCGTATATTAATTATTATAATATTCCTTGGTCAAAGTGTGTTGTGATGCAAAATGCAATTACACCTATTGAAACACATGAAAAACCAACAGATAAAATTAAGTTGATCTATACACCAACACCACATCGTGGTTTGCAGATTGTATTGCCAGTTTTTGAAAAGTTGTGTGAAGAGTTTGATAACATTGAACTTGATGTGTACTCATCTTTTAAGCTATATGGCTGGGAAGAAAGAGATACACAATATCAACCATTATTTGATCGTTGTAATAATAACCCTAAGATTAACTATCATGGTACTGTCAGTAATGAAGAGTTGCGTACTGCTCTTAGCAATGCTCATATCTTTGCATATCCTTCAATTTGGCCAGAAACATCATGCCTATGCTTGCTGGAAGCAATGAGTGCTCGACTTGTATGTATTCATCCAAATTTTGCAGCTCTACCAGAAACTGCTGCAAATTGGTCTTATATGTATCAGTGGAATGAAAATCCTTCAGAACATGCTGCAACATTTCATATGATACTTGCTGATGCAATCAGAAGTATTAATGAACCACATGTTCAGAATAAATTGAATTTTCAAAAATCTTATATTGACGGCTTCTACAATTGGGAAGGTAGGAAGCATCAATGGTCTGCTCTTATTCGTAGTCTTCTGGATCAACCTAAAGAATTTCCTAAGAAACAGTGGGTCTATAGAGTTTAGAAATATAAATATGAATATGATATCCTTTATTAGGAACCCTTATGGAAAATGAAGTAGAGTTAAAAGGTAAAAATAATATTATACAATTCCCTGGCAATATTGCCAGGGAAATACCAAAGAACGAAGAAGAAATTGTTCAGCGAGTTGATAATATAAAGCATCTACATATACAAGAAGTATTATCTACTATGGTTCCTATTATTTTTAATCAGATGGCCACAGCTGGTTTTGATTTCATTGATGATGAAGAAACCGGTGAAGTAAATAATGTAAAGGATGGAGCATTCTTAGTAGAAGCACTAAGATCTATTATGCTTAAGCATTATGAAATAGAACATCCTATTCAAATTCTTGCTGAGAATCTATTCAATGAAGATGAAAATAGCGGTGTACTCTTTTTAAAACATGATGTAATATCAGCTATGTTCGAAGTTCAACAGGAGAAGAGCTAAGCTCTTTATATATCATGATCATCATTGATCTTAACCAAGTTATGATTTCAAATCTAATGGTCCAGCTTAACGGCCATACAAATGCACAGCTAGAAGAAAACATGGTTAGACACATGGTTCTTAATGCTATTAGATCATTCAATCAAAAATTCTCACAGGAATATGGTGAGATTATCATTGCATGTGACAATACAAACAACTGGCGCAAGATCGAATTTCCCTATTATAAGGCCAATCGTAAAAAGAATCAGGAAAAGTCTGAACTTGATTGGAAAAGTATCTTCGATTGTCTTGGCAAAATTCGTCAAGAACTTAAAGATTACTTTCCTTATCGTGTGATTGATGTTGTGTCCTCTGAGGCAGATGATATCATTGCTACACTAGTACACACATATGGTAAAGTCGTATCATCTGCTAGCGATAAGAAAATACTAATCTTATCTGGTGATAAAGACTTTATTCAACTTCATGTGTATTCTAATGTACGCCAGTATGATCCAGTTCGTAAGAAGTTCATAGAAAACAATGATCCAGATCGTTTTCTATCAGAGCATATTCTTAAGGGTGATTCGAGCGACGGCGTTCCTAATATTCTTTCAAGCGACGATTGCTTTGTTGTTGGTAAACGCCAAACACCATTAACTGCCAAAAAAATTGATAGTCTTTTAGAACTTGGTCTTGATGGTAAATTTGATCATCCTCTTTTTAGAAATTATATTCGGAATAAAAGGTTGATTGATCTTAAACATACACCAGAAAATTTGCAGGCTACAATTATGCAACAATATCATGCACAGAATAATCAGGATCGTAGTAAAATGTTAAATTATTTTATTTCTAATAGACTTAAAAACTTAATGGAAAGTATTGGAGAATTTTGATGAGACTGAGTATCTCTGAAATCTTAGAAAAAGTTTCTAAGGTAAAAACTAAAACAGAAAAACTAGATCTTTTTAGGCAGTACGATAATCCTGTACTACGTTCTGTGTTGAAACATGCCTTAGATAAAAATATAGTATTTGAATTACCTGAAGGTACACCACCTTATAGAACAAGCGAACATTTGGATAGCCAAGGAATGCTTTATTCTGAGGCAAGAAAGTTTTATTTGTTTGTTAAAGGTGGATCACCAAATCTTAAACAACTCAGGCGTGAAACACTTTTTATAACCATGCTTGAATCCGTAGATTCCAGAGATGCAGAACTTCTTATAGCTATGAAAGATAAGAAACTTCCGTATAAAGGAATTACCCTATCACTAGTAACAGAGGCATATCCAGGACTAATCGATGAGCAAGTCAACATTTAAAAAGTTTAAAAAGAATGATTATTCTTATGAAGAAAATGAAGAGGAATATTACGATAACCCTCGTAATAGAGTAAATAAAAAAGAAATCAAAAGATTTGAGCGGGCTCTTAAGACAAAAGATATTACCGCTCTTATTGAGGATGATGATGAAGAAGAATCATATGATCCATATGATGCACCAGAACTGAGGAATTAATGCCTACTTATAAATTTTTAAACAACACAACGGGCGAAGAATATGAAGAGTTCATGAGTATCTCTGCCCTAGATGTTTATTTACAGGAGAATTCCAATGTGACTCAGCTTGTAAACGGAGCTCCATCTATTGGAGATAGTGTTAGACTTGGTATTAGAAAGCCGGATAGTTCATTCAGAGATATATTGAAAAACGTGAAGAAGGAACATTCAAGGGGAGTGACTAGGTCTACTGTTAATACATTTTAATTATAACAATAAGAGACAAAATGACTCAACAACAAACAAGACTTAACAAGAAACAAAGAAGAGCATTACGAGATCAAGGAGTAAAGGTAAACAACGAAGCAAATTTTAGAGTTAATTTTAATCTCAGAGAGATTAAACCTCTAACTGAAAATCAACAAAAAACATTTGAAGCATTCTCTGCAAAGAAAAATTTAATGCTTCATGGTATTGCTGGTACAGGAAAAAGCTTTATCTCTCTTTATTTGTCTCTTAAAGAATTGTTTGATGGTAATTGTGGTTATAATAAAATTTATATAATTAGAAGCGTAGTTCCTACACGAGATATGGGATTTCTTCCAGGCAATCAAAAAGAAAAAGCAAAGGTATATGAAGCACCTTACTATGCAATATGTGCAGAATTGTTTAATAGGGGTGATGCTTATGATGTACTTAAGACAAAAGATTATATAGAATTCATTAGTACATCATTCGTACGTGGCATCACACTTAACAATTGTATTGTTATTGTGGATGAAGTAGCTAACATGACTCTTCATGAATTGGATTCTATCATCACTCGCTTTGGTAAAAATTGCAGAATTATATTCTGCGGTGATTTTAGACAGTCAGATTTTACTTATGATAAAGATAAAAAAGGTCTGATAGATTTTATGAAGATACTTCAGAATATGAAAGCCTTTAACTTTATTGATTTTAATGTGGATGACATAGTTAGATCATCATTGGTGAAAGAGTATATCATTGCTAAAGACAGACTTCAGATCACGGCTTAATTCAAATAGGCCAGCATACAACAGAGGTAAAGTCTTCGAACATTCTTTTGTAGAGTTTGAAGACTTTGAAGCTCGTATCATTGATGGTAAGAGGTATTACTTTGCTCCTGATGGTGGCAGATATCCATCTGTTACTACAATACTAGGAGAGAAAAAAGATAAAACACATTTAGAAAATTGGATAAGAAATGTTGGTCATGAAAGAGCCGAACAAATTAAAGTTCAGGCAGGCAATCGTGGCACAGCAATCCATACTATCTGTGAAGATTATCTCCTGAATAAAGATCTATATCCAGAGGATGTCATGCCATCAAACGTTATGACATTCTCAAATATTAAACCAATTCTTGATAAAAGAATCGGTCAAATATATGCAGTAGAGGCTCCACTCTATTCGAAGAAACTTAATACAGCAGGTCGAACTGATTGTATTGCTGATTTTGATGGAGTTGTTAGTATAGTAGATTTTAAAACTTCTCTTAAACCAAAGAAAGAAGAATGGATCGAAGACTATTTCTTGCAAGCTACATGTTATAGTCTAATGGCCGAGGCTCTTTCTGATCTTAAGATCCCACAGATATCCATTATCATATCAGTAGATGGACAGCCAGAACCCCAAGTTTTTGTCAAAGATAAATATCTTTACGTAGAAAAGGTTTTACAAATCTTTGGCTAGGGGAGACGATAATGGATGTTACTATCTACGGGAAACCAAGCAAGTGTCAGAGAAAAATCATAAGAAAAGCTACACACTTTTATGGCTCCTGTCTGATATCAAACAGATTATCACGTAATGTATATGTAACTATAAAATTTAAAAAAAATCTTTTTAAAAAAGAAGATTTTTATGGAGTGTGTGATGCCCTCGACCTTAATAGACCGAGGGATTTTGATATAGAGATAGATGCTGATCTAACTTTTAAACAAACTCTTAGTGTTCTTGCTCATGAACTTGTGCATGTTAAACAATATGTTACTGGTCAATTAAAAGATTACAATACTTCTAAAAAAATAAAATGGAAAGGCAATATCCATTTTAGTGAACATGGATATGGTGTTATAGACACAGCATATTGGAATGCTCCATGGGAAAAAGAAGCATATCGTTT